ACTTTTACTTTATTGAATACACTTTTCGTACCCACAAAGAACTTACCGTTCTCAGGATTGATACCCCAAACTACAGCGGGAGCACCATCATACTTGACGGATAAAGTATTATTACGTTCCCACAGAAAGTTAAGCATCTGACGGAAACTTTCCCGACCCTCAAGTAGAGAATCCTCAGGATGTTCTAGGTGAGTGTTCTTTTTCATATGGCCATAATACACGAAAAAACTCCCCTGTCAAGGAGAGTGTGCAGCATTTTCAACTGTCACTATCTTTATCAAGATAGTCTATAACTTGTTTCAAATCATCCATATGAATTGTTGATGGATTGTCTATGATCTCTGTCATAAGCAACTTTACAGCTTCCATCTTCTGTTTATGAACTCGTTGTAATTGATTTGGATCTAATTGTTGATGATTGAACTCCATTGTCATCCAAAAACTCTAATTTATCTATCAGATTGATAGGCAGGTTCTATTACACTATTAGTGTAATGTGGTTGGAGTTTCTGTAACATAAGATCAATTTGTTGATACTCTTTAGAACCAAGAACTGACTTGTTTATTTGATAATACCTCAAAGCTTTGTATAGAGTATTACACTCATGAGGACAAAAGTCTACATTTAATGGATTGCTCATGTAGTAAACTCGGCAACAATGCAAGAATCTAGATTTTCTTCTGCGAGAGCATAGGTATAAGACTTCTCGATATTCTCTCGAAGTTTATTGTAGTGAGGTTGATTGAAGTTACCGTCATCTTGAGCAACGATCAACTCAAAACAATCTTCATCGTCTTCAGCAATCACGTTCCAGATTCCACCGTATTCGCTACTGGGGAAGGGAACATAATGATCCACGACATAGAAAAACTTTTGTGCCATTGTTGTTTGTAAATTACTTCTAAAGTGTAAATGTTTTGTTTGTATTTGTCAAGTATTTACCATCCTTTTGTTGCCAATGCATCAGCAAACTTATAGGTTAAAAATCCCAGTCCGCCTCCGATTATCATTGTTATGATACCACCTGGAGCAGTAAAAGCTCCATATGCAATTAAGATTAAAGCTCCAAATGATCCGAACATCAAAATACCGAAGCTTATATCACGATCATAGCCACTAACTTCACGTTCAGTTACTGATTCAGATTGAAGTCTGTGAAGTTCTTCACTTTTGAAAGTTGGAGTTACACTGATTACACTTATACCATCTATTTCGGAATAGAGAGAATTAAATTGTTCACGAGCTGCGAAAGAATTGATAGCATCAATTTCGGTACTTACCGTACCTTGTTTAGGCGCAGACCATCTGATTGTGTAATTCATTTTGCGAAACACATTTCCAAAGGATTAAGATTAAGAGGCATAGCTGTGTATGGAGTTGTATCCTCTAATTCTACCGTATCGCCTGGTTTGGTGGCATTGATGGGAGCTTTAAAGCATCGTTTCTTTGCATCGTAGAATCCCCAGATGCAGTAAGATGGACTATTACCATTGTAACTAAACCCACGATCATATACAGTCCAGATAGAATACATGTCACGCTTAAAAGGAAGCGTTTCGTATCTATATCCTGTCGGAGGAATGTGCGAGAATCTTGATTGTATCTCTCGTAAGATTTCTTCGGGGACATTATTCACTTCTCAACTTTCCAGTGGTCGTTACCTTTTTTGGGAACCCAGAAACAGTATTGACGATTCAAAGAAACGAGGAACATGTGATCAATTCCATCAATGTTTCGTTCTTGTTCTACAGTACAAGTGTGAAAAAGATCCATAATGTTAGCAAAGCGATTCTTAGCTTTGCTAGACAACGGAGTTACACAAACTCGTTTGGTTTTAGTAGCAGTCATGTTTAACCTCAACTTAGCTAAGATAATGCATCCAGGAGCGGATTCGGGTGAAGAGTGTACGGTTTCTTAGGTGTCCTAGTCTTCCCGTTCGGGATCTTTTTGGTCTGTTTAGGTGCAGCTTTCTCCTTTTGATCCCGAGCGGTAACACCAGAACCCTTGCCATCACTGGGTTTTAATTTGAGCGAACTTTTGTTTTTTTGTGATTTTTGTTTGGCAGGTGTCTTAGTACCCTTTGCCGATTTTCGTGTCGCCTTCCAGAGTTGTTCTAATTTAATCTCGGCAGTCTTACGATCTTTACAATACTCATGTTGCGTACCGAAAGCAATAATGCAATACTCATTAGATCCTATCACTGGAACGGCAGCCATGGTGAAGTCTGGTGTAGCAAACCCACTGGGTCCGTTATCAGGATCTAGAATAGTTTCGTTAGGAAAAATCATGCAACCAAGTAATTCTTTTCGTATTCTAACAGTTCTTGAGGAACTTCAATGATATTGTTGTGGATGGGTCGAGCATACTTCCAATGGATTCTGCCCTCTTCCCTCTCATAAAGTTTGATACCTAAGTGTTGATATTTCTTATCTGTCGATACAAGAATCCTGTAACCATCTTGGTCATTGGTTGTAAGGAATGAGAGAGATTCATTCTCCTTCTGTGTAACAATGATCGTCCTACATGCAGACCAGAAAATCTCTTTGAACTTCTCATAATCATCGAGATAGATGTCTTGATTATCCATAATCATCCGACCAATGAACTGCGGAGAAAGGCAATGATCGTGAGTAGTTTTACCTTTGTTCATCTTGTTAACATAAGCATTCTCACTAATCAGCCCACTTGGATTAGGATTGCCGCAGTCAAATACACCAAGATAAAAGTCACGAGTAATAGCTCGATCCCACTCTGAAGATCTACCCCAGTTGTGGCGGTTTGCTCTCAGGTTGTTGTAAGTTTTCTCGCAGTAGATAGTCCAGTCTTTCATGATTAAAATTGGTAAGTGATCAAAAGGTCAGTTCAGGTTCGTGACAGTGAAAATCGTTTTTTACGATCCTCATCTACAAATTTTACAAAATCTTCAGTATCATAGAATGATCCATTGTATCTTACTTTTGTTGATTTTTGAGACTTTAGACTGTCATAGAGTTTATTCACATAGAAGATAGATCTAGCCATGGTTCTCTTATTACCCGACTCAATGTTTGTTGGTCTCTTGTGCATGGTAATTTCTTGATCCATGAATACAACTTGACCATCTTGCCAGTTTTGTGTATAAACGTATTTGTCCTTAAAAACAACATTTTTAAGTTCATTTAATACCTTATCACTTTCCTCTCTAGTCATTCCGACGAAACCATCAAAGGAACAGCTTGGAATCTTCATTCCTGGGAGACCAGATGCAGTCTCACTATACAGAGACGTTTCCATTCCGTCAAGAGGAACCATATTGTAACGTAAAAGATTAGCCTGAACGTCGTTTAGAATTGGCGCCATTTCGTTGTCAATCCATTTATGTTTTACGACCAATTCTTTTACAAGACTTTTCATCTCAGAACTTAAAGATTCATAGGCATCATGAGTACAAAGAAACTGAGTTTGGCTGTTTTCAGTATCACTGACACTTTTAAGTCCGATGACTCGTTGACCATCTTCAAAGGCACATTGATCGCAATGCCAATTCAATTCCCCGTTTTGAAACATACCTGCGGGGCGACCTTTTTCTTCTTGTTTGTAACTAACGTAAGCGACTGCCTTACTCAAATAGTCACCAGCTGCATTACTAATGTAACCGAGATTAGTAAGGATTTCTCTCCAATGTCTACCTGTAAGTTTCTTATCGCAAATATACTCATGAGTGAAAGCCCTACTAGGCTCACCCCACAAACTCATTGTGTCAAATAGATCATTAACAGAAATATCTTCATTTAGATATACAATGCACTGAGAGGAACATAGTCTTCCAAGTTCCAGCAATTCTTCTTCACATTTCCAATCAATATCATACACTTCAAGCCCAACACTTGAATCATAATTTTGTAAGGGTTTTGTTTTCATGTTAGAAGAAAATGAACATTACTATGTATATTTACCTGCGAATCTCGGAGATAGCAGGTTGACCTTGATTAAACACCGTGTCTACAACTGCCTGAACCTTTTTAGAGGTGGAGATACCCACAGAGTCATAAACAGGGATGCAGACTAATCCAAAGGTCTTAGACTTGCCACCCAGACGGATAACACGTCCGATAGATTGACTGATACCGATGTAATCCATGTTGCGGAGGAAGATGACACTTTCCAGTCCGTTGACGTTGATACCTTCGGACAGGATGGAGTGGTGAAGAACCACAAACTTCTTGTTAGGATCTTTACCCCATGCATTTAGAGTGTCAAAGAATACCTCACGGTTCACCTTTTGACCATCAATAATTGCACCAGTCTTGGAGGTAATCGTCATCCAAGAGTAACCACGAGACGCGACATCTTTGCAGAAGTCAGAGTCACTCAACAGACCCATGATCTGTTTGGTAGTTCTAGCACAGACCAGAATCTTGTCTACATTTTGGTCATCAATCGACTCGATCAGAAAGTCACTATCACGCGACCAGATCTTGAACTTATCCTGAACCATTCCGAGTTGTTTGACAACAACTTTAGGAGGAAGAATGTAACCCTGTTCAACCAACTCAGGTGCAGGAATGTTGCAGATAACATTACCATAAACCTCGGGCATATTCATCCCTGGTTTGTTGATCGTGAGAGAATGTTTAGGAGTCGCGGTAAAGAAAAAACAACGATCAGATTCATGACTGAAATACTCAGTCGCAGGGAAAAAGTTCCTCTTAACAGAGTTATGTGCCTCATCAAAATAGATGTTATTGACCTCAATATCCGACTGACGGATACGATCCAAAGAGTTGTAAGTAGTGAAGATCAGAACGTTCTCACCTGCGGTGCGGGCAGTGTTAGCGAACAGTGCAATCTTCTCGGGATTAGTAGTAGAGAAGTGATGAGTCTCACCACTGTGGACATGCATCACATGAGTGTACTTAGTATCAACAAACTCTAGAAACTCTGCGGAGAGTTGTTCAGCAAGAAGGATACGGGGTGCTACAACAACGGTAGTCATTCCGTTGTCAATATATTTGCAGTTCTCAATAAGATCGTAGATCATAGTGATAGTCTTACCACCACCAGTAGGTACAATGATCTGACCTTTATCGTATGCGAGCATTGCATTAGTCGCACGGATTTGGTTAGGACGGAGTTGCATTAACCTCGTGTTCAATAAAATAATAATAACCCCTCACCAGTTGCCTGGCAAGGGGTTTCCGATAAGGACTCCTTATCAAACCAGATAGTTCGATTCGTAGTCAATCAGTTCAGAAGGAATGAGATCTTCAAATACATCTCGGACTGCACCTTTCTCGGGATGGAATAGAACAATACCGAGATGATCGTACTTCAAATGAGTAGCAACATGGATGATGAATTGACCATCTTTGTTCTCAGTCAACTGACTGAGTTTGTTGTTCTCATCAGGAGTAACTTCGATAGTCTGACAACACATCAGGAAGAGAGTCTTGAACTTGTCTAGATCTGTCAACCAAACATCTGCATTGTCATATACCATCCTTGCAACAAATTGGGGAGACATACAGTGATCTTTAGTAGTCTTATTCCCCTTGCGTTTTGCAGACATTGCTGCAACACTAATGTAACCCGTTTTGTTAGGTTCTCCTGCACAGAATACCTGATCGTACAGAAGTCTAGTCATCGCACGTTGTTGATGACTATTTGCATTTTTCCAGAAAGGTAGAACACCCTTCATCGCATGAAATGCAATCAGTGCAAAGTCTTCCCACTTATTCATGCCCAGTCCTCCATGTTATCCTTCGAGTCAATCTGAGGAGTGAAGAGGAAAGAACAGTCTTCTACAGGATTGTATTTACCTGCACGATAGTCATCAGCAATCCTCAGGCACTTCTCCAACATTTCAGACATCATCAGAGTCTTTTTGTACTCTCGGACTTTAGGAAGTTTCTCGGAAGTTTGGTCGTTGATAGATGCAACAACCTTGACTTTCTCTACATCTTTGTGTTGCAGGAGAGTACAAACATCAAAGAAACAACGTTGGTCATAGTCAATATCACGAACACCACCAGGACCAGAACCACCCTTAAAGGTCTTGTTCAGGTATGCTACATCGTTCACGGGAGTAATCTTAGAACGAGTAGAGAACTCAGTGATCTCAGACTTATACTGAGAGACCCACTGTTTACGGTCTTTATCACTGTAAGACTTTACAGGAGTAATGATACCGTACTTTGCACGAAGTTTCTCACGGAGATGAGGAAACTCGTTGGTCTTCTGGTTAAGACGAATCAGACGAGCATTGATGGACTTGTCATCATCAATGTCGATGATCTTCTTCTCAACCATGTTAGCGAGGGTGAGAATCACATCGTTTTCAGTACGAGGTGCTTTCACATATTCGTCATCAGTATCATTCTCGTTCGACTGATAGATCATCAGATCTTCTTCAGTGTCGAACTCAACAACTGCGACAAAAATAGTGTCACGACCAGTCAAATAGTGTGCTTGAAGACGATGTTCACCACACACAAGTTCGTAGAGTTCTTTAGAAACTCCTGCACCATGACACTGAATGACAACAGGTTGTTCATAGG